GTCTCCGTGGTCGAAATTAAAACGCTAATTTTTTCGACCGGGGGTATACGCTTTTTTCTGTGCTTTCTGTCCAATTTCCAGAGCAAAATCCGGATTCGTTGTGTGATTGCACAGCCCGTCTATTGCATTTATATTATGCATACAGGACTCTTTGTCACATTGCGTATTCTTTTCCGGATCACAGTTGAATACCTTTATCTTTTGTCCTCCGCATTTGATGATCTGTTCCTGCTTCATGTTATCCCTCTTTTATTTTCCCTATCTTCTGAATGATTCCGTCCACAGTCTCATTGACTGCTGCCACATCATCAATCAATCTATCCAGCTGGTCACGCTCCACATCTACCTGCACCGTGATTCTGCTCGTTGGTCTCTCCTGCAGTATTGCGTATCCCATCGGCACCAATGGCCCTCCGGAACAATCCGCGCACACTCTACCGTCTGAATACTCTCTCGGTATCACATTCAGCATTCCGCACGCCTGGCATTGCGTAACCATATAATCTGCTGTATCGCTTGTCCTTGCCATATCAATCCCACCTTTCCTCTGTCAGAGTTTCTTTCTTCTCTGGTTTCCTGTACCCATGCACCGCCTCATGGCAGTCGTGGCACAGACTGACCAGGTTCCTTTTTCGTACACCATGCCACTCATACCATATCTCCAGAGCCATGTCCGGATGTTTCTTGACATAGTTCACATGATGCACTGTCGTAGCTTTCGTGTATATCTTCTTTGCCTTGCATCTCTGGCACTCTCCATGATCCATCTGCAGAACCTCTCTGCGTACTTTCTTCCACGGTCCCCACACGTAGAATCTGTGAATGTCCTCTCTGATGCACTTTTTCACATAATCAATCTGTTCTTGTGTCATGTCTCCTCCAACGAAAAAAGCTCCGGGTTTTCCGGAGCCTTTGTGAGGGATAATGTCTGAGAATCTTGGTTCTCATCTTTTGGACCTTATCAATATAACATAAAAGTTGTCCTGTGAGTACCGCACTTTCAGATCCGCTTTGCCATGAGGTAATAGAAATATCTTCTGACCTCATAGAAATATGTCCGCTCACATGGTATCCCTTTCTGCTTCATCCAGTGAAACGTTGCTCCCTCCGTTGTCACATATTCCAGCAGATACTCATAGAGGCTCTTATTGTCCCCTACCGCCTCCCTGACTGTATCCTCAACTTTCTGTATCTTCTCACGCAACTCTACTCTACGCTCTGCCAGGTTGGCTGTTGCATCACTGCCGTTGTGCGCCCCTGGCATTCCGGTTATCTGAGGACTCTTGACGGTTGATGTCCTGCTGCCCAGCTCCTCTCTCCATTCCGGATATTGCAGACAATATGAGTATGCCGTTCCGAATGCGTGTTTGCTTATCCCATATTTCTTTTTGTTCAGTGGTCGCACGTTTGGCATCTTTATTCCTCCCTACTCGTTACAATCTCCCGCAAAGTCCTCAGTATCCAGAAATTTTATATATCCCGGAGATACCTGTCCCACGGTTCCGTCCATAAATTCCACAATTCCCAATGTGTACGCTATCTGGCCTCCTGGGTGTCCTCCGATCATCGGAGACGCATCTATAACCTGTTTGATTTCATCCCATTTATGAAACAGTGCCTTTCTCTGTACTTTTCTCGTCCTGCCCTTTGGATTCTTTTCAGAGCAAGTGACCAGACACTTTCTGTATCTGTTTTTCTTTGATACCTGATGAAACTCCTCCAGTCTTTTCAGATTCTCCTCATGAACCTGTCCATGATATGATCCTGCCATGTTCTTTCCTCCTTATCCTGCTGACATTGATACTCCGCAAATTCTTCCAGAGCCTTTCCCCACTCCTCTACAGTGTGCTTTTCTCCGATGCTCGCGGAAAAATGTCTCTGCTGCTCTTTCATCAAATTCTTGACCATTTTCGCCCTGTTCTTCTTCAGGTAATTCTCCCATTCCCGTTCCATCTGTTCTATGAGCTTTTTCTGTCTGTAATGTCGGACAGGAGCCGTGATGATGTCATGAATCACTGCTCCTATATCGCACATTCCGTCTTTTATGCAATCGAATCCGACTACAATCACAAACACGGCCACTATCACAAGGGCCAGTATTGCAATCATTTCCTGTGTTTCTATCAATGTGTTCCTCCTCTCCTGTATGGTTTCGGCAACGGCATCCATGCGTTTACCGTCATATCCATCTCGTAATATGGCATATTTCCGATATAACTATCCCATGGATGAAATGCCTCTTTTCCGTCATCGTAAATGATTCTCTGGCCAACTTCCGTATGGTCGCATTCTTCAAACGATAACAGCACCAATGTTTCCGGCTCTGGTAAATCATCCGCAATGTCTATCCATCCATGTTTTTCCGGTATATCCCACCTGCATATATCCCAGTATTCGCACCAGAGACAGCAATGGCGGCATTTCTTCTTTCTGGCCTCAATCAGCCAGTGTCTCAGTCTTTTTATCATGTCTTTTCTCCTCGCAACGCTCGCATTGATTCTCTGATGCACCAAAACAGCCGATACAATCCGGTTCCAGGAACATGAACCCGTCTTTTGTGTCCTTTTTTGGTTCTTCCTGTTTTTCTTCGTCCAGATAGTTCCTGCCGATCAGGCTCATGAACTCTGCTCTGCTGTGCGTTCTCTCATATGCTCTCTGTCCGTCTCTGTGCAGTATCCGCATATTCTTGTGATTGTTATGTACTGCCTCCGGCCCCATGATATGATGGTCCAGACACAAATACACCTTTAGGCCCTCCGCCTCAGAGTTCTGGCGGTTAGGGCCATCATAGATGTGATGTTCATGGACTACCGGATATCTCCGATAGTCCCCTTTTAACTTCATGCAGAGATAGCAAGTGCCATCCTTGCAGTGCAGGATACTGGCTTTGTGTTTTTTTCTCTTTTTCTTTCGTTGTGGTTTTGGGTACATCATTCCTCTGGCACCTCCGGCGTGATATCTACACCTTTGAGGCTTTTCAAAACCTTGATGTTCTTGTCATCTGTCCGGAAATGTGCTCTCAGCTTGCAGACATTGTTTTTCCACAGGATTCCTCTGAACGGATTGAAAAGTGGCTCCGTGACTGTATATTCTCCCTTGTCCTCTTCTACCATTGCATTATTGATAATCGAAACAAACACGTTGTTGACCGGATAGATCTGGCCGGTCTGCTCATCCTGCAGGAGCCTTTGAACGGTTCCCTGTGTTCCGATCAGTAGCACGTCAGTGATGGTCAGAGTATCCGTTCCGAATCCCTCCTCGTTTATTGCCATCGGCATCTCAATCTCGATCTGGTTTCCCTCTTTCGTTGCCTTGAACCGTTCTCCCGGTCTTGGCAGCTCTCCGATCAGTGTGATGATGTCTCCCAGTGTTTTTTTTGGAATGAAATCCTTGTTGACACTTACCTCCCAGTATGATCCGGCCAGATACAGCCAATCATTTCCTTGTGCATCTTGCGTCCTGGCTACCACCAGGCCGGTCTTGTATGCCTTTTTCATCAAATTGTTTAATACGCTCGTTGATAAAAACATTGTTATGCCTCCTTTTTCTCCTCAATCGAAAATACGGCCATCAGTAACGCCAGAATGATGTATGTGAGTTTTCCGTGTATCTCAAATCCAGGAACAAAATGCACTGCTGCCATCAGCTGTATTATTCCGGATGCTAATGCCATGATGATCGTTATCAGCATGGCAATTCCTATTCCCGCCCCGTTTCCTGGCAGTGCCGCCAGAATCAAGACTCCCATCATTATCACTGCCAGAACGATTGACGCTATCAGGATCGTTGCCACTACCAAAACCATTGTCCTTGTATCCTGTATCTTTACATACTCCGGGAACAGCCATGCTGCTCCCCAGATGATTGCAATTTTGATTATCATGTTGATTATGTTTCTCATAGCTTCATGCCTCCTATGTTCTCAATCGTTAAAATATAATATTTCTTTCCTGGTTCTGCTCCCCATTCTTCCCGGCCATATCCAGCCGATAGTGAGCACTCTGCCCATATTGTCGGTACATCTTTCCCGTATCCGTTCCGGAATGCCACCAGTTGCACTCTGTTTTTCTGCAGCTCCGGCAATGGTGCGCGGATCAGCTCATCTCCCACCCATATCATTCCGAATGTGTCCATGAGCCTTGTGTCATAATATGGCTTGATGTCTCTGTACTCCTCTTTCTTCTCTCCGGAGAGAATCATGTCAAACCATTTTCGCTTTATCGGTAATATCAGCATCTCGTCCTCCTAGTTAAATGGAATGTTGTCCTCAATGCCGTCCGGAATGTTCATGAATCCATCTCCAGCATCTGCAGGTTGTGGAACCGGCGCATTTCCGTCTCTTTTGCTTTCTGCGAACTCCTGCTCCTCCAGGACTACCTCAGTGGTATAGACCTTTCTGCCCTCTCTGTTGGTGTAGCTCCCTGTCTGGATTCTTCCGGAAATTGCAACCTGCATTCCCTGTCGGAACCATTTCTCTGCGAACTCTGCTGCCTTTCCGAACGCCACACACGGAATAAAATCCGCTGTCGGTTCATTGTCTCTCTTGAATCTTCTGTTGACTGCCAGTGTGTACCTGGCAACTGCTGTGGAATTGTCTCCTGCTGAGTATCGCACCTCTGGATCTCGTGTGAGACGTCCCATCAAAATGACCTTATTCACTCTTTTTTCTCCTTTTCACTACCTGTGTGTTTCTGATCCGGATTGCTCTCTGTGTTCCTGGTTCTGCATCGGTCTCCAGAATGCCCTCATCAATCATGTCAATGAGATGCCTGTGTACTGTCGTTCCGGAGATTCCCACAGCCTCTGCAATTTCTCTATTACTCGGTGCATATACGTGTTTTGTTATGTATGCGCCGATAAATCTATAGATTTCTTCCCGGATTGCTTTGTATTCCTTTGCGCTTCTCATACTGCTGCCCTCCTACATCCAGACACCAACCAGAGACGGCACATCTGCCGCCCCTCTCGGAATGAATGTCATGGTCGTGTGTTCTTTGATATCCATTTCTATTTCTTCCAGTGTCTCTTTGACCATGATTGTGTCTGTTGCTCTGTCCAGTTCGTAGATTCTGGCCACGTATTTGTCCGGGAAATCGTCCGGATGACCGTATACCGCTACAAATGGGACTTTCAGACCAGAGAAATCTACCTCTCTGATACTCTCCACCCTTTTCTCCTGCACTTCTTTCTCCTTTCTGACAGGTTTCTGGCCACTACCACCGGCGGCTCCTCTGTCTCTATAACTGGTCTGCTGTATTTCTTTCCCATATCTTCAAACACTTTGGCCATGCTCTCCGCAACTCTTTGGCGCGTTTTGAACATCTCTGCAAATGCGTCTCTCAGTCCGTTTCCGATTCTTTCAATATCCTCCGGTGTGAGATTGTATACTTTCATTGCCTCCATTTCTTCCGGTGTATACTTCGTTACCGCTGTTTTTGGGGGATTGTGCCCGTGGATCTTTTTATACTGTTTCTTTGCCTGTCGTTTGTTCATTTTGTTCTCGGAATCTTTTGCAGGCTCTCGCTCGTCCGTTTCTCACTTCCGATGGTCTGAGTATCCTGCATATTCCTTTCTTCCCTCCTCTCGGCCCTTTTCTGATCTCTTTATAGTTTTCACATTCTTCACAATGTCGTTTCTTCTCGTCTATATCCTGCCTTGTTAGCCTCGCATACTCATTCATGATTTTCTGCAATGTACAATTCTCACACTCTTTTTCACATCCGTTCTCACATGGCATATCTACATAGTCAACTTCCTCAGTTCCTCCACTCGTTACCGGATTTGTAAACGTGCAATACTCTCTTGGCACATACATATCTCCGTAAACTCTTGTCATCTTTATCATCTTGCGTCCTCCATCGGCTTTCCGAACCGGTCAACCTTTTCACTGAGCCATTTGCACAAATTCCATGTATTTGCCATATCCGTCACTAGCAACCGGTGGCTCTTGTATTCATCAGCCATATATTCCGCCATTCCCTGCTCTGACAGCCTGTCCATGTACTCTTTTCTGGTACCATATACCGCCTCTATGACTTCTGTTTCTTCTGTCTGCTCTCTCTCGGCCGTTTCCGGTTCAGATTCTGCTGTTTGATTTTCTGCGTCTGAGCTTTCATTTTCTCCGGTTTCATCATCCTCAACCTCCTCTTTTTCTAGTGTTTCCGTGGATTTTTGCGCGGGCGCAATTTCCTCTCCCTTGCTCTGCGCTCCTGTCTGTTCATCGGTCCTCTCTGCAGGTTCTTCACAATCTGCTTGGCCGCTTTCTTCTCCATCGGTGTCATCTTCCTCTTGTCCTGTTCCTGCTTCATCAGCTGCTCCATGATCTTCCATGCCTCCTTTCTCAATCTCCTGGACATCATCAGCGCCAGTTTCTCCAACTGCTCCACCGTCATCCTCTGGCTCATGAGCTTCTGTTGCATTTTCTTCTCTTCCTGGCTCATCGGCCGTATCCTGTACTGTGCTTTCTTCATCATCCGCTCCTCCAAAATGGTTCTGCCAGGTCTTAGTCCCTGCTGCCGTATCATCGAAAATCTCCCTTGTCAGCTGATAGAACTCCCACCAGGTCATATCCTTTGGCGTATCTCCGAATTTCTTAAATGTGACACGGTTTTCATACATCATCATGAAATACAGTCCTTTTTTGTACGAACGGTTTCCGGCCGGATTTACTATTTCAATGAATTTGTTGATTGTCTGCTCATCAAACTCCTCGCCATATACTGCATTGAGTATGAGTTCGTTGTCCTGATAGAATTTTTCGACCAGCTGACTGATATCATCAGCCACGCCTGCTGCCGGTTCGGTTTTGTTAAACCTTTTCAGCTCTCTGATATCCTCTCTGGACGTTTCCGGTTGAATCATCTGTCTGTCAGTGTCTGGCAGTTTCAGCATCTCCTCCAACTGGCTCCTGCCCAGTTCTGCATATTCCGGCCGGAGCTGTTCGGAATATCCATCAATGGAATACTCCCGGTTGATGCTCATAAACCTGCTTGTGATAGACGGACCCAGGCCATACTCGGCCTGAGCAAATTCCGCTATGCTTTTGTATCCGTCCTGTTCGTAGAGCTTCTGATCGTCAATCTGTCTCAGAGCGTATCCGATCCGGACAAAACTCTGTTTCACTCCCAGGAGTTCCTGTTTCAATTTCTGTTTCATCTGCACCCAGTCATCCAGTGTCATCTGCACATATTCCATGTTTACCTCCTTACGCTATGGCCGCCGTCTGGATTGTTTCCGTCAGCGTTCCTGTTTTCAGTTTCATCAGCCAGGTGTTCAGCCATGACTGCATATTCTTTTCATCCGGTTTTTTGTCCTTGTCCCCGTACCACTGCAATATCCTTGGATTTTTTGCATCTATCTCAACCGTGATGTACGGAATGTCCGGCTCTGCTTTGAATCTCAGCATTAAAATATACGTCTCTCCTTTGTTATGTCTGCCCAGGTACATGTCTCCTCCCACGCAATGATGGAGCAGGCGCCCCTCCATGACAATTTCCTCTGCCGATCTGGCCGGTCTGATGATATATTTATCATCTTCGTAGAGATATTTATTTCTGAGTCCTCTGTAAACGTGCCGAATCTCTGGATAACGCTCTGCCACCTCTTTGAGGTGTTTGTCCATTTCTTCTTTGTTGGTTTCCATGACCATTTTGTTATGTTCCGCCTCTAAGTCCTGTGGCTGTTGATATACCGTGTTGTTGAGGTCGTATCCCAGGTTTATTCTCATGCTCAGATAGTCTGCATAGGTTGTGGCCGTGTGTCTTATTCTGGCTAAGGCACTGCTGCACTCTGTCCCATACTTACATCCAGCGTATTTCTCTATACGGTTGAGTAATTTTTGCAATGTCATGTATCTGGTGGCCATTTTCACCTGTGTTCCACTCAAATCCGTTTCTGCCAGATGCTCTACCTGTTCATCCGTCCAGTTCTGTCCCTGGCGTTTCTCCATCTGCATGACTCCCAGTAGGTGTGTGTCTCCTTTCTTTCTGATGAGCTGCTTTACTCTTTCCTTTCGGATTCCCAGGAACTGATCCGGCCGTCTTGCATTCTCATCAGCAACAATGCCGTAGTAGCTTTTGACCAGTTTTTCTACCACATCGGTCAGTCCCATTTTTACCAGAACCTCAATCTGTGGCGTCTGACTGTAACGCTCCAGGTAGTTAATCGGATTGACCTCTCTCACGTTCTTTGCGTATTCCTGTAACGCACTGTACTGGAATATTGTCCCTTTCATTTCTTCGTATGTCTCTGACATGATCAGACCGGCGCCGATGGGGATATTTGCCATTCCATACAAATTGCAGTCATCCCAGAAATCTTTCCCCATGTACGGATCATGTTTGTGATAGTCTATCTGGACTTTTTTCCCTGGCTCAAAATATGCTCTCGCAATCTCCACTCCGGAGAGTTCTTCACTTGCGTTGTACATCTCCGGACCTTTATCCCCACAAATGAATCCTAGTGTCCACTTTTTCCCAACTTCCACATAACGCATGACCATTCCGTTTTCTTTGTACTTTTGTCCCAGGAATAGATAGATATATTTGCCATGAGTGCCTTCCACTTTTCCCTGGCACTTGTACTCTCCACGCGCTCCGCACATTGGACAGGTGCCATAGTGCCCCTCTCTCGGTTCTTCCGTCCATCTCTGAAACTGGCTTTCGTAGGAAATTCCGCTTTTCCATCTCGCATCTGTAACTCCTCCGCACTTGCTGCAGGCTATATGCGCCCAGCAACCATGCTTTTTGTAATACAGATAATGCTGATTGTGAAAATACAATCTGTCAGCTCTGTCCAAAATTTCTTTCTCCGGCAGTTCTTTGGTGTGCGCCATTCTATCTGCCAGTGCCTCCTGGCGGCGCATATACGCCTTGTGTTCTCTGTTCCGTCTCGCCGTTGTTACAATATCGTCCTCATGTTTGTATATGTATTCCCACCAGTGCTCCTCGTTGTATACGTTGGCTTTGCAGAACTTCTTTATCCTTTCCAGATCCTCTGTGCTCTGGAGTATATTTTCTTTTTTCTCCTGCTCCCATGTGGGATGTTCTTCTCCCCATATCACTCGGCCATAACAACTGTCCGGCTTTATTTTCTGCCTTGTCCATTCTTCCTTTTCCGGCCAATATGTGCCGAAATCCTTTTTTGTAAGCACGATCCGCACCATCGGCATTTCTTTTGATTCTTTTTTGTTCCTGTATACCTCCAGGAAAAGATGCTTTTCGTGTCCAACAATCTTGACCGCCGTGACACCAATGTATTTGACATCTTTCTTTCTGCTGGTTTTCTTTAACCCGAAATACGGTATTTTTTCAATCGCTTTCTTTTTCATCCGTCCCACCCACTTTCCCATGTAGTAGTCCGTGATGATCTGCTTTGCTCTGGCCATGCCCGGGATCCCCAGCGTGACCTTTCCTGCAGATACTCCTGCTGCCTTGATGATATCATTGTCCACGGTCTGCTGATTCTTGAACGACCACATCAAAAGCGCTGCTATGCAGCCTTTCAGTGACTTTCCTTTCTTCCGGACATTGAATGCCAGCAACTCATTTTCCATGCACTGGCCTCTCAGGTACTCCACCCAGTCCTCCATGATCTCTTTCGGTTTCAACTCCGCCACCTCAACGTCAATCTTTCCCAGTGCTGCTGTCAGCTGATCGCACAGTACCGGAATCTCTCCCTGCAGGTACATATCCACGAAATCACTCTGGATTCCGTTCTCCTTTGCCATGGCTTTCAGTGACTCTGTATCTCCCTCATTGAACAGATTCTCTGCAAGCTCATTGATTTCTCCAAAAGAATTGAGTTCTCCAAACTTCTCAAACATGTCTATTCCTCCTTTTTTCCAAATTCCAGACCCAGCTTTTTCCCATCTTCCAGGATCTGCTGCATCTCTGCCTCATACTTTTTAGTGCTCCGCACTGGCGCAAATGTCATTTTTGTACCGTTCTTTGTCGGTTTTCCTATTTTCTGCAGTGCTGCTCCTTTTTTCTGCAATTCATTCAGTCTAATGTTGATAACCGTAATCTGATAAATGTTCTCGTGTTCATCAAACAGCTTTTTTGTCATTCTTGGAAATGTCACTTGATATTTTGTGACTGTGATCTTGTGTTCCATCATCGTCCCTCTTTCGCTTTTCTATTTCTCCCTGCAGCCATCCGGTGTATTCATGCTTTCCCGGCTCTGTCAGTATGAGATGCCTGTTTGACAGTCTCCATATCTCCATCCACTCCTGCTGATTGGCCACTGGTTTCCGCTTGCTTGTCAGAAACTCATTCCCGGCCCATATGGCCAGGTTGCGCTCCAGCATATTGAGAACGAAATCATCCTCTGTGCAGATGCAGACCTCACAGGACTGGTTGAACCTGTCCAGGGCTTTTGCCAGTGCTGTCAGTACGGTCTGATGATATGTCCCTGTTATCTTTCCAAAACCCTCACGGGTTACTGCCTGGCCGGAGACCATTACCTCCAGCACATATCCATAGTGTTTCTCTGTTGCTTTCGGAGAGGAGCTGTCTGTCTCTATGTAGATTTTTACCTGCTGCATTTTATTCCCGCCTCCTTTTCAACCGGATCATGGTATATCTTCGGTATTTGTATCCTGTTACCGGATTGATACCCTCGTGGATCTTGGCAATGTAATATCCCTTTTTTGGTTTTGGTTCTTCTTTCCATCTCCGGAGCTTGTCAACCTTTGGCTCCGGCAATGGCATATTGCGGCTCGTGTTGTAATTTGCCTCGCTGAGTCTCGGTTTTCCTGGCTTTCCGTCTTTCTTTTCCTCTGTTGTATGTTCATCCTTTGTCATGTAATTGGCCAGTTTCGTGAAATCCTCATCATGATACTTGCTGTTCTTGATCTCGATGGACCAGGTACCACCCTTTGTCCATGCTTTTGTGATGATGCTGGCTGTATCTCCAATCTCATTGATGACCAGATGAATATGCCAGGCTCCCTTTGTGCCTCTCTCTATGTTTCTGATCCAGAAAACCTCATATCCTCGCTTTTTGAACTCACGCCTCACATATCTCATGGCTTTCTGAAAATCTTTCAATGCCGCCTGCATATCTGGTGGTCTGTTTCTCACTTCATAGGTCCATGTTGCAAAGATGTCTCCCTCATGGAAATACTCCAGCATTCTCTGTCTGCACCTCTTGGCTTTGTTCTGAGCATTGACCGCCCTCATCTGTTCCTCTGTCGGTTTGGCTCTCTTTGCCCTCCCTGTTCCAGGGCCTCCATACCTGCCATCATGGAACTCCTCTACATCAATGACATCTCCCTGTCTGAACCTGTATCTCTTTCTCTTAACCATAGCCTCTGTGTCCTATCTTTAATATCTTTATCAAGTCCGAACGGGGTCAGCTCATGCCCCGTTTTTCTTGACTTTTTCGGCCCACAATGGTACTATGATTCTAGGTTATTCACGTTTATTGTGAACCGGCTGGCGTCTCCGAAACGTCAGCTTTTTTATTGCTCAAATTACTGCCTCCACGGTTACTCCGAACTCTTTCGCTACCTGTTCGGCATATTCCCGGCATTCTTCCAGACTTCCGGATCTGCAGATCATATATCCAACCTCTCCGGATGGAAATGTCACAGGTCCGCTCCATCTGATAATCTTCACAGGATTCTCTCCCATTACATGTCTACTCATTGATTTATCCTTTCGGCGGTGCTCTTATCATGTTGACCGCTCTCCTTTGTTCGGCTCTTGTATACCGTGTTTGCCTTTTCACATTAAAAAGGACGAAAACCTGTTGAACATCCACACTCTCTCTGGTTTGGAGTGACCACCGCCATTTTTTCACGGTACCTATGCGCCAGCTGTTGGCTTGCTGTGCATATTCGCAGTTGCCATTCTGCGGATTGCGCTCTGCCGGAATCGGACCGGCCTATGGACTGCCCATGCAGAGAGCGCTCTTTCTTTTCCTCATTATTTTCTTTTTGCCATTACCAGTGCGATCACGATCACTGTCAGTGCACCCAAGAAAGCTCCTGCTGCCATTCCGCTCAGGAAAATCTCTACTCCTCCCATGGCTCATCCTCCTCATCTTCATCATCATATAAATCCATCTCATCAAAAGCTCCGTTTGCGGCCATGAACATTGTCAGCCACCCCCCACCGATCACAACCATGCAGACCTGCACCGGATACCAGTCCGGTCCCCATTCTGGCATCTCCGTGATCCCGACTCCGCACAATACCAGGTATGCTGCCATGATTGCCATGGCCGTCAAAATCCATCCTCTGATTTTCCCCGCGATTCTCCGCATCTTTCGTCTCTGTTTTCTGTTCATCTTTTCTCCTTTTTGCGCCCGCGCAATTAGATTTCTCTCTGTGCTTTTTCTGCACTATACGTTTCTTTAGTGGCTCCGCATCGTGTAAATTCTTTATAGATCGTATCTCTATGAACGCCGATCTCATTGGCTATATCAGCCACTTTTTTTCCAGCCTTGCTCATTCTCTCAATAATCACTCTGTCCTCATACCGGAGTCTCTTTGTCTTTTTTCTTGCCACTATGTTCACATCCTTTCCGAAAATAAAATAAGCGTGCAAGAGCTTGTTTTTCACTCTTGCACGCTTTCTTTTTCTCGCCGTAAATAAAAAAGAAATCCGGCAAGAGATTTTTCTATCTCTTGTCGAATTTCATTCTACAATTTATCAATAAAAATTTCAACCTTTTTTTCGACAAAAATTCAATATCGTTATTTTGCACAAAACGGTTGCGTGTTCTTTGTAGAATTTGTTTCTTTTCTATTTCCCATCATATACTCTTTCTTTTTCGATAGCATTCTAATAAGGCCGCCAGTTTCATGCCGGCCGTCTGAGATTTTGCAGATGAATGTATTAGCTGATTCTTTGCAATTCCTCCTCGAACATTTCCGCTGCAGATTTATATCCATGGATGCGCCGCGGATATTTGTTTATCCAATTTTCAACCTCCTGGATGTCCTCGGCTGTTCGATCATCAAAATTTGTTCCTTTAGGAACTTTTCTCCGGACCATTTTGTTTGTCACTTCATTCGTCCCTCTCTCCCAACTGCTATACGGATGACAATAATACATTTTTGTTCTCTTTCCGGCTCCTATTGCAGACCTCTCCAGTTCTTCGCAATAGGCAAATTCCGTCCCATTGTCTACAGTTATGCTTTTGAATACCGTCTTGAATAATTCTCCCCAGCGTTTTTCCAATCGGTCCACTGCTGCCACCACTTCCTCAGCACTATGGTTATTCAATTTGAATATGATCTCCGCTCTTGTTTTTCTTTCTGTAAGTGTTAATAATGTATTTTTAGATTTTCCTCGGCGGCCCAGAACGCTATCCATTTCCCAGTGACCGAACTCCTCTCTGCTGTTTATGATTTCCGGCCTGTTTTCTATGCTTTCGCCCGCCTCTGCTCTCTTTTGCTTCTTTACTTTATTATATTTTCTTTTCCTGTTCTTTTTTACTGGTAGGTTTTTATTGGTTACTCTCAAAAAAATGCCTTTATCTATATAGCTGTATACAGTGGTTGTACATATTTGGGTCTGGAACTCGCTCCACCGTCCTAATGCTGTCAGTTCCCCTATGATTGCGTCCGGGCTGTAATCTTCATTTATTATTTTGTCCTCTATGTAATTTGCCAGCTTAATATCATTTCCTATCTTTAATTGTGTTCCTCGCACTTTTAAATTTTCCTCATATTTCCGTTGTGCAAGGTCTGCGCTGTATCTCATTTCTCTTGTATAATCACTGTTCAAATGTTCATATTGCCCACGCTTCAACTCGTTATAAATTGTGCTTCGGTGTACATGCAAAATCTCTGCAATCTCTACAACCTTGTGTCCTGCATTATACAAGGCTTCTAATCTGATTCTATCATTGTGTTTTAATTGTCTGCTACCCTTTTGATTTGCCATGTTCCCGCCCTCTTTCGTAAAACAAGCCGCAGGCGTTGTTGTCCTGCGGCTCTCTGTGTGCTTTTTGTTATTTGCCCTGCAATATCTTTTCTACTATCAGCTTTTCAATATAATGCGGGCAACTCCGTACCCCATTCTCCCAGTTTGTCAGCGTTCTATATGGTATCTCTAACCATTCCGATACTTCGCGCCTGCTCATGCCCTGCTGTTTGCGTGCCTCTTCAATCGTCACTTTATCCGTTTCTTTACACTCCATATCCATTTTCTCTCATTTCGTTTATGATTGTTTCGTTGTACCCTCTTCCATAATATCTAAAAATGACGCTTTCATCTTCAAAGAAAACCCAGTCACAATTAGTATCATTGATAATTCCTGCAACCGCTTCTTTTTTTGAAGAACCCGGCAAGAATTTTACAATATATTCGGCAGCTTTGTCCATTGATTTGAAATTAAAGACCTCTCCGCCCTCTTCCTCTTTGCAGATTGCAATATAATCGCTTTTTGTATATCCCTTTACTGCTTTCATTCTATTACACCTCTTGCCTTTTATTTTTTTCCTGCTATAATCTAATTAAGCACTTGGGGCGGTTAGCAGGATTGTTTAGGTATCCGCCCCTCGTGTGTTCCCTTAATTCTATTTTATTTTCTTACTTCTTCAAGAATCTTTTCTATATGTTCTACTGTATGTGTTTCCCCGTTTGTTTTTGCTACTTCTCTAATTGATACCAACATTGCTATTAAATCGGCTTTGCTCATTTCTTCGTTCTCCATTTTTAACTCCTTTCCTGCTGTTCCCTTGCTACAATTATATTATATACCCATTGAGTACATTTGTCAATTACTTTTTTACTCATTGGGTGTATTTTTTTATAAAGAAAAACACCATAACTATTGTTACAGTGTCCCGCTTTCGTCTGTCAGCCATTCCATGCTCACGCCCAGTGCTTTAGAAAATATTTTCAGTTCATAATCTGTTACGATTCTTGTGCCTCTTTCTATACGACTTATCGAATCTCTTTCTATCGCAACTCCGGCCACCTGCATACGCGCCGCTAAATCACTTTGTGTAATTCTGTTTTTTGCTCTCGCCAACCTTATGCGTTCCCCGCATAGGTTATCCTTTCCCTTGTATGCGTATATTTTCATCCGGTACGCCCCTATCATGTGTTAATAATCAGAATTTTTCTTGACTTTACCACATTTCAAAAGCATAATTGTGTTAAAGGTCAGCATGACTATAATTTTCACATTTATCTAGGAGGATGCACTATGGATTTATTCACAAAAGCTGATAAGCAAAAAGAGTTCCCTGATAGTAATACCGTTCTTATACATTTGAAAAGCAACGGAAAATTCAATGTAACTATTCATGATAACTTTCTCACGGTAGAGCCGCGTGGTTTCACTAATGCTGTTAATAAGGGATTGATCGGACAGAAAACCTATGATCTTAATAATGTTTCCGGTGTGCAATACAAAAAGCCAGGATTTACCACTGGATATTTGCAGATCGTTCTCATCGGTGGCAGAGATGCACGAAACGGTGTCTCAGGAGCTGTAAAAGATGAAAATTCCATCACTTTCTCTAAAAAAGAGGATCATCTGATTCTTGAAATAAAAGAATATATTGAAAATTATATCCATAAACGCTCCACTGGTTCCGCTACCTCCTCTAATCTTGATGAAATACGAACATTAAAAGAGCTGCTTGATATTGGAGCAATCACAGATGAGGAATTTGAAGCCAAAAAGGCTCAGTTGCTTAACCTTTAAAGAAATTACAAAAAGCCCCGGCATTACGCCGGGGCCTTTCTATTTACCACTCATCTGATATTATTTCACATATACATTTCCATCATAATATGCTGCAATCCATCCAGACGGTACCAGAATCCATATATCACTACCTACATTCTTGATAGCCTGGCACGTTACCTGAGTACCTGCATCCAGGCATCCATCATGATCTTTATCATGTCTCCGTCCGTCCAGTGTCAGCTGGCTGTAGCTCTTGGTTGGGCAGCCTGTTCCTGCTCCTGTTCTCACTTTCAGTTCAACCTGCAGAGTGTACACCGTTCCCACTTTATAGGTCGGCGCCTTGTTGGAGCTGTTTCCGGAATTTGATCCAGCCTGTCTGATATACGATGAATCTACAAAACCATAAACCTTTTTAGCAATCAGGATATAATACCAATCATGGCCGCTGTTGTCCTTGATCGTATCGCAAATATCCACCAGGTTTCCTGCTCCCAGTACCGGCCAGGACTTGATGCTTGTGGAGCTGCCTGCCCAGGTCTTAACCGGAACATTGTCCTGTGTGATTTCTCCCACCCACTTCGGAGTCTTATTGATTCCTCCGGATGCTGATCCGCTGGAAGTCGTTCCGGAGTTCGTTCCAGAATTAGAACCGTTTCCTTTACCGGTTGCTTTGGATGCATAGTCAGGTACTCCGTATCCACGGATATATCTGCCGTTAATTGTGATCTTTCTTGTGCCGACCAATCCGCCGCCCATGTTGCACTCTCCTATTAGAATCTCTCTGGTGCTCTTATTGACCTCCAGAACGATTCCAACATGATTCGGCCAGCCTGTGCAATCCGTTGTTGCATAATTCGTTCCATCTTTCCAATAATAGAACACGAAATCTCCAGTATCTGGGATATATGCATCATTTTCAACCCACCGGCCCATTTTCTGGAACAGCTGAATCATATATCCACAGCTGCACTCTCTTGGAATAATGTCCGTGAGTCCGGCCTTGATTCCCGCTGCAGATGCTCCTGTTGCACAGTAGTCATCTGTTGGTTGTACTTTGTACCCTCTGGCCAATGGCAGGCAGCTATTGTATAAGTTGATAATGACCATGTGTGATCTATCTGACCGTTTCAGTCCGATCCATCCTCTCATGTTGTTTGCTACCATCTGTCTCAATTCATTCTCTGTCATTCCTGCACTCTCCTTTTCTTCTCCTACATACTGCTTGATCCATTTCACACAGCACTGATGTCTGGACTGATACATCTTGTCTCCAACCTGGTTGTTGTTTGACGTATCCTGCTGATCCAGGATCAATGATGCATAGACGCTATCCGGCGTGTACGGTTTGGCCGCACGTCCGAAAATTCTTTTTGTCGGTTTCAAGCCTCCCAGGTGTTCAATCTCGCACCACATCATCTGAGCTGGTACAGTATTGACTCCGTATGCCACGGCCTGTTTGATGTATGTCTCCATCAGCTGCTCAAACAGCTCATCCTGGCATTTCTTTCCGCTCGGTGTCGTGATGATTGCGATCAGCGCCGCTTTCTCTGTTGCAGATGGATTCCAGCCGATCGCCTCCCAGTCCTGGCTCAGTCTGGACTCAATTCCTGCAGTGTCAGCTCCGCGAAATGCTCCCGGATCCTCTTTCAGAATCATCTGGCAGAGTTTTCTGGCCTCATTGCCATAATTCTGTGCCCAGCCCAACGTGCAGGTTTTTTCATTCGCTGAGTTTGCTCCCTTTCCGGCGTATGCTTCATATCTTCGTTTTCCATATACCTGTCCGCCAGACTCTACTGCTCCGATAATATTCGTCAAAATTTCAAGCTGCTTTTTGTCCATGATCTTCCTCCAATCAAAGAAAAAGGGACGGTTTCCCGTCCCCTGTTCCTGTTATTTTTCTGTCTCGTCCTCAATGCACGCTGCATCTGTCAGTCCCTCTCCGATGATGTACGCCACCACGGATGCTCCTGCCATAATCAATGCTGTGACCTGTGTTGCTGTGTTCTCAGCTCCACCTGTGGCCACAATCATCATGCTCACGAAAGATGCAACTGCAGTCCACAACTTTCTACTTGTCAGTTTTCTTACCCAGTTAATTTTCTTCATTTCTATGTTCCTCCTCTGATTTCTTTGTTAAAATCTCTATTGCCTTTGTGATCTGTGGCGGCATCGGAATCCCCATCAGACCCGCATTCTCCACAATGCTGATAGCCTCATTGGAAATAAATCCGATAATCACGGCGTCACGTATGTATTTCACATGGATCAACATATCGAACCGGTACGCCATCAGCACGATCAGCAAAATCACGGCTTTTCTGCAGAGGCCTTTGAATCCCGCCTTGCTTTCCAGTGCTCCGTTTTTCGTCTTTGTAGACTTGTGGAACACTCCGGCCACAATCAAGCCAGTCAGGTAGTCTATGCCGATCAGAATCATCAGCGTCTGCAATCCTGTATCCCAACCACCCAAAAGTGCTGCTATGAATCCGCCGACCATTCCAACCGTGGTGCATAACTGCTCTTTCATCATCTTTCTACACCTCCCCTCTGCCCTCATACATCATCCACATCGTCCACATCAGCGTATGGCCTGCAGTAGTATTCCGTTATATCCAGCTCGTCCTCAATCTGTTCCAGCGTCTTGCTGCTCTGTCCTCTGATATACAACCGCAAGTCCGTGATGTGCGACCATAGCCTTGATATAATTCTCAGCTTAGTCATCATTCCTCTGTGATCTCTCCCATTCCGGATCTAACCAGAATATCTTTCACTTTTGTCTTTAAGAGACGTGGAACCCTTTCATACATTTTCTTTGCGTCCTCTACTGTCTCCTGGTTCATAATTTCCTGTGCCCATAACATTGCCATCATTGCAATACCATCCTTTCCTGTACATAATAAAAATAAATTGATTAGTAACTTACGCATAAACCGCCTCCGACATTTCCAGCAGGCATGATTTCAGCATCCTGATTGTTTCTTCCTGCTCCTGAACCTTTTGTTCTAGTGTCTTTTCTTTCTGTGGCTCATATTCCAGATATTTCTCCGGATTCTTCTCCACAGCTTCACGGTTTACGTTTTCCGCTTTTTCCCGGAACTGGTGGAAATCATATTCCCAGAACGTATCTGTCACAGTGATATACTGTTCTTTTTCTACCATCTGCTGATTTTCTTCTGTAACTTCCTGCCCATTGAGGCAGATTGTCACGTCCACCATTCCGTTATCAAGCGGCTGCCAGCTGACCGCTGGCTGTTCTGTTGTGAATCTTGCTTTCAATGCTTACCCTCCTTTTCGCGTATTTCATCAGTTGCTCTATTCCATACTTCTTTTTGAAGTGAACGGAATCTGAATTTTTGAACCACCCATAATATGAAATGCAGCGGTACGCCAGATCTAGTGCTATCTCCATACGCCGCTGCACCTGTTTTCTCAATCTCAGATATGCCCGTCTTGCCCGGAGGAATATGCTCCGGCGGACTTCTGTGTGGTCCCTATAAATTTTGTATCCCATCATATCAATGCAATCTCCGTGATGCTTTCCATCTTTTCCGATATAGTCAACCTGGAACAGTTTCCAGTTCGGTTTTATCTCCAGGCTCAGCTCCTCTCTGAAAAATCGGATCAGCATGAGCATGGCCTTTTTGACGTCTGCCTTTCGTGGTCCCAGGATCAGGATATCGTCCATATAAAAGATTATTTTATAGAACAGTCTTGTCCGTTTCTCCTGGCCACGTCTTTTCTGCACCTTAAAGAGCTTTTGCTGTGCATAGTGGTAGGCAAAACTGAGGTAGTAATTGCATAGCCACTGGCTCAAATATGAACCGATGGATAGCCCCTGCTTGTACGATGCAATCAATGTCTCCACTAAATAAAGCAGGTCATCATTTTTGACCTGCTTTCTCAGAAATCTCATGAGCTTTCTTGTGTTAATAGATGGATAACAGTGCCGCACATCTGCCTTGGCTCCTGTCCTCGTTTTGTCCGGATTCTTCCGAATCCATCTCTCTATTGCATTCTTTCCGTATACCTGGCCACGGCCCGGCACACTGGCGCATTGATATTTTCCTATCTTTCTTTCAAATAATTCTTTCAGAGCATTGACAGCTACATAATTGTATATCTGCTGTTTTATGCTCTCCACGCCTATCTCCCTGAGCTTTCCGGAGTTTCCGTCATACCTCATGGAGTAGTGTATTTCCGGGAAATGAACATCACGCTCCTTGATTTCCCTTGCCAGATCTTCCGCTGCTCTTTCCAGCAACGGGTCCACATTGCTCCTTTTCTCCTGGATCAGTCTGCTCACAGCCCTGACAGACAGAGGTTGACCGGTTTGATACCCGGCCAGGAATCCTGCCACATCACGCCGTTTCCATTTGTCTGAAAAGCATTCCAGCATACAGGCCATGATCCAGTCTTTATCCAGTCGTATATTTTTACAGTATCGTTTCAACTGTGAGTCCTCGTTTCTTGATACAGGAGTTTCCGGTTTTTCTACTCACTCCGCGTCATGGCCTACTGCACCATGCGCCCGTCCAGTCAGGCTCCTTGGCTCCCGGCTGGGCGGTGTGGCTTCAATCGTATTTTGGGGACATGCCCCACGCACCTGCTTTCCGGTGGCTCCGTTCCTACAGAGCGAAATGTAACGCTGAAATTCAAATAAATTTCAAGAAAATCCAGATACGATATTCCAGTTCGTGTTCGACCAGCCATTGTTCGCATTCAGAATCCAGAGGCCAGCATTCGCGCCATTGTTCAAATTGCCCAGCGCAAGCCACAGAGGAAACCGCCCGTTTAGCGTTACAAGTCCGTTATTTATTTATAAGGGGAAAGCCCCTCTGTCAGGCCGTTGCCTGCCATTCACCCCTGGTGCCGTTTGGAGAAACGCCAGATACGATATACCAGTCCGTGCTCGACCAGCCCGTGTTCGCAGCCAGAAGCCAGAGGCCAGCATTCGCGCCAGAGTTCAAATTGCCCAGCGCACGCCACTCTCTCTGTCCTGACGTTCCTGTATCTGTATACAGTCCATCAGCAAATCCTGTGGTTGAGCCTCCGCCTACTTTCGTAGGAATCATGATGCCCAGGTTCGGATCTGTTGTTTCTTCTGTGATATATTTCCAGGATGCCGCTGTATAGGCCACCTGTGCGATAGCCTTTTTATAATTTGCCCGCACTGTCGCAATGTTGCTGGACAGTGTGCTGGCGTCCTCGCATACATAGACATCTCTGGCCGGATTCCCGTCCGGACCGGTAACAATATCCATGACCACATTCCCCAGAACCTCATAGGCTCCGATACAGGTCTCAATGCCCTGGATCTTGTATGGATCTTTCCCATTGGTGTTGCTGTTCGGAGATCCGTCTGAGCCGGCCACCTCATCAGTTGCTCCACTGTGCCATGGCATTGTTGTGATCCATGTGGTCAATGTCGTATCGAATGCCTCCGGAGCATCCACATATACTGCTGCATTGCTGTCATCCACGTCCTTAATCTTTGTGACTTTGACGCTGTATGCTTTGTTGTGTATATAGGAAAAATACCGGTCTCTGTTTGTGTTTGAACCAACGTCTCCGATGGAAACATATGAGCCGATCACATAACCAGCCGCCTGTGCCTTTGTTAGTACCACTCTCATCACTCCGGTTTCTTCTACCAGGTTCTGGTTCTGATTGCTGTATGAGGTGCATCCGGCCATGATGCTCTGGCTGTGTGTGGTTGCATACTTAATAATCATCATGAGCTGTCTATAGAACAAATCCCAGCTTGTCGTGCCGCAATAGTGACCGCCCAACTTGTGCATATAGGTTATCATTCCGGTGTAGCTGACCGGATTTCTCGCCTGTGTTGCCTGGCAGCCATTGGCCGGTGCCAGGCCTTTTGATGAGTACGGCACTCCATCAATGTCTCCCGCCGCATACTTGGCATGGATCATGAATGGGCTGATTGTTCCGTCCGGATTGATAGATTCTTTCATCGGATACGGTGTCAGCTCTGTCTGGCTGTCAGAATAATGATATAGGACTGCCTCGGTAGTGTCCTCGATACCGAACCAGGCGCTCATTGTAACCTCTCCGACCTGCACCTTGCCGTACTTGGTAAATCCAATCTGGCCCTCCAGGGCATCTACATGGTTGAAACCATTCTCGTCTACAGAAAAATTGCAGGTAAAATGATGAAATAGGCCATACTGAGCATAATCATCTCTTCCCTCTGTTCTTCCCACAGATGGCTCCGCAACCATATTCTCATTGGCATTCATTTTCACGCCCACAGGGCTTGTGGAGGTCTCCCATTTATAAATCTTTGTTGTGAATACCTTTCCGTTTCTCCTGAGTGCAAAATAATTGGAGAGTGCATTTTCAACGCCCCCTCCGTTCTGCTTAATCAGATCAATCTGTGTCTGGCCAGCTGTTTCAATTTTCGTGACGCTGGCTGCTGTATTCTGTTTCAGATCTTTTGACGCCTGCTGTGCATTGTTCAGGTCAGTCTCCAGTCCTGTTTTGATCTGGTCAGCAGTCTGGACCAGATTCTGCATGGTTGTGATGTTTTCTCCAGATGTTTTGATACTTGCGTCCAGTTTTGTTTTGGCTTCTCCGGCCGCTGTCACATCTGCCTCCAGACTTCTTTCTGCCTGTCCTGCTGCCGTGATGTCTGCCTCTAATGTCTGCACCGTCTTTGTGGCTGCTGTATTTTTTTCTCCCAGGCTCTTGTCCAGGGAGGTTGCTGTTGTGTTCTTCTTTTCCAGGTTTTCCGCCAGTGTAGTCCCTTTGTTCATTTTAGCCGTCAGGTCTTTCTGGACTTCCTTGGCCTCCTGCAAATTACTGTTAAATGCCTGCTGTGTCTGCTGGTTTTTTGTCACGTCTGCATTGATTGACTTTTGTGCCGCCTGGATGTCCGCCTTTGTCTGATTGTATGTATTATTCTCATCAGACACCTCATTGATTGCAGAAACAATCGCAGCTCTGACGTCCTTTCCTTTCTTGGCGCTGGCAATCTGTTCCGTGTACTTCCTTACGTTTGCCATGTTTAACCTCCTAACTTCATCGTATGGGCTGTATCTTCCAGAGCTACCGATTCCAGATCCTCCGGATGTCCTGGTCTCGCAAGCCTTTTTTCTTCCGGTGTCTCTTGCCAGATATCATATCCTTGGACGCAATACAGCGCCAACTCATACGGTCTTATCATTGTTGCTCTGTTGTTTTTCTTCGCTGAGAATGTCTGCATTTTTGTCTCCTCCCTTTATTCCAACTTTTTTCTTGAAATCTTCGATATCATCCACCTCTGTTCCTGATTTTGGTTGCTGTTCTTCTGTGCCGGTCTGCTCCGTATTGGCTACCGCCAGATCAATCTGTGTTTTCATCAATTCCTGGGCGTATTCTTCTGACTTCATCTGCCTCATGTGTGACTGGATTCTATCCAGCACCTTATCCATGAGGCTCGGTGGAATTGCGTACTCCTGCATATATGCCAGCACCTGTGCGTCCAGTTCTCCTGCTACATTATCCAAAATTGCTCCTACGTTCATGATTCTCCTCCTATCCCATCAATAATCCATTTCTATAGGTTTCATCTGTCCACGACCATTCTATAGCTCCGTTTCCGATGTCTCTTATATTCGTGATTTTTCTGCGCGTTCCGGTGTAAGTCGTGTATACTGTTCCAGCGTTCCAGCTGGTAGCTGTACACAGCTTTCCTTTGATATCCACGCAAGTGTTTCCCATGATTCTCAACGTGTGTTCGTTGGTGTTGTTGTAAGCTCCGTTGAAATCAATGTATCCATAGGTCGAACCGCTGTATCCTCCAGTGATTTCTCCATAGCTCATTTTTATCCACCAGTCTCCATTTTTCGCCTCGAAACTTCCCTGACAACTTGCACCTTTCATGGTTACATATCCAGATGCCGTGAGCGTAAAGTTTGTGGAACTGATGCTGATTCTGTTCGACTTAATTGAAATAGAGCCAGACTCTGCACTGATCTCTGAGGAAATTTTTCCTTTTGACACTCTCAGCTTGATAGCATCCGCATTGACCTGGATACTGCTTTTCAGTGTATCCTCTGCTTTTTTCGCTCTTGTGACTTCCGCCGTGATATCGTTGGCTGTCAGTTTCAACTGAGACTCAGTATAGGCCGCCGCATATCCCATGATTTCCACGTCTGTGATGTATACCGTTGTATTGGCCACGTTATTGTAGAAATATGTATAAAAATATGACGGTGTTGCAACATTCTCAAATTCAAATGTTTTCCAGGATGTGCTCAAGTCTCCTGCATTTGTATAGTGTGACGTTCCATCTATTGTCACTCTGATTTTGGCTGTTTTCTCCTGCCCTGATGCACAGGCCGCTTTGAACCTTACTCTGACTTTTCCCTTTTTGTCGAACGGTTTCTGATACCACCGTAGATAATAGGTGCTAGTCGTGTTCGTGATCTGAGCACATGATTTTCCGGAAAACGTGTTCTGTGTGACCTGTGTATTGTTAGACCGGTACCAGCCAGTGAACTTATCTTCGCTATCTGAAAAAGATCCGTTTGTGCAATAGTTATGACTGTTGCTCTCATACATCTCAGATACCTGCTGAGTGATCTTTCCGGCCTCTACCGTGATTCTTGCGTCCACATCGTCAATCAGTTCTTTCACATTTCTCAGTACCCGGATATCCGTCAGATAGATCTGCTGTCCGGATGAGCCAGTAATAGAAAGATAAAAGGATCTTGTCCCGGCGCTTGTGTAGGTAACGGTTCTTTTCAGTGTGTACCATTTATCACAGTTTACCGTTGACAGGTACTGTGAGATTGTATTTCCGGAAAAGCCAAAATAACAATAGCTCGGTTTCTTTCCAGTAGGCGTGTACACCTTGACCTCTATCTCATAGGTGCCTGCCGGCAATGTTCCCAGGCTCTGCTGGATTGATGCTGTGTTTCCGTCTGTTTTGGTCATCAGGATGGCGTTCATATTCCCAGCTGTGCTCTTTGCCACTGTGGCATTGGTCGATGCCGTGAACTTTGAAACGTCCAGACTCTGGTTGTCTCCGCCTTTGATATAATCATACCGGTTCGTGATGCTTTTCTGATCCGTAACCGCCAGCTGTATCTTGTCCTCTATCGACTTGATGCTAGTTGTGATAATTTCTTTCACAGCGGTTTCCCGCTTGTCTGTATAATCATTGGCATTCTTTGTGGCCTGTGAGAATTTCCCCTCCAGTTCGGATTTATACTCAACCGTCAGCTTTTCTGAGCTGACAGAGTTTGCCGTGATCCGTTCGCCTATAATCTGGCCGTCCAGTGTCATTCCCACTGTGTACGGTCCTGCATATCCGTTGTGACTGCCTCCGATGCCCTCCTTGTTTATCTGCAGAATCTTTGTGGCCTTTTCTTTGCTCGGAGCGTCCATATATAGCTCTCTGAGCCAGAGTCCATTTTCGTCAAATTCTTCCAGATGATATCCTCCGGCCGTTCCTGTCATTTTTGCTGTCAGGTTATCAATGGCCGTCCGGATCTCCTGATTCTGGATTTTCCGGCGTTCCTCGGCTGTTGCTGTGACTCCGGAATAGATTCTGCTCTGCTGTTCTGTATAGGTCAGCTTTCTGTTCTCTCCCAGTGTCAGTGTTGCTCCGTCTGGTTTCTGTAGAGGAATCTGCATCTCCATGACCGGAAAAACTCTGTTCATGCCGTATGGCTTGGCTCTGCATTGAATCCGGTCTCCGCACTCAAAAGCATCATAGTCACTATCCATCATGGACAGGTCTACCGCCGTCAGTTCCAGTGTTAAATCCTCAAACTGGTTATCCTCCAGCCACTCTTTTCCTTTTCTGAGCAGGTTTGATGGTTCTGTTATATCCTGCCAGGTGTTAGTTATCCACACCCACCCAAAGTTTTCCACAGCACTCTGGTTATAAATGTAATTTGATCCACCATTTACGCTGGTAATATCCACATATTTCTCCAGGGCGTCAATCTCTGACTCTCCCTCCAGGCGTGCGCCCAGTGGAATCAGCGCTGTGACAATGTTTTCCGCCGTTCTGCTCAGTGAGTAGTCCAGCATATTCAGTCCGAACTCAATCGGCTGGCTGCAATACTTTCCGTATTCTTCCAGCGTGATCCAGTCCAGATATAGCTTGTCATTCTCATGCCGGAGTTTCAGATACCCTCCCAGTTTCTCCACCAGTTTCTCTCTGATCGCTTTCAGCGTGTTCTCAAAGTTGGTGTACCTGTATAAGGAATCGTTTGCATCTGTAATGGTCACTTTTCCCAGATAGATCTTTTTTCTATCCTCTACCTGGTTGTTGTGAATATCCAGAAACGTCTCCAGCATCTGCCGTGGTGTCATATCATGGTACTCAGCCTGCGGCTGTATGGAGTCCGCCAGGAAACTCATTGCGCCGGCGCAATAGACATTTTTGTTTCTGTAACGGTCTATTTTGGGCTGTTTCCGGACCTCTCCGTAAAATATTTCTGTTGTATCCCGGAACACACTGACCATGCTGCTCCGGTTCTTGATCTTGTCATACAGTGGATTGTTTGGCGGTACCAAAAACTCAAAGGTTCCCGCATATCCCGTCTGCAGGTTTAGCGTTGGATTGGTCAGTACCGCCTCTTTATCTCCTGGATAGTAGAGGGTCTGACCGTCCATTTTAACTTTATACAATTACAGTGACCCCCTCCTGTACCGGATCGTGAGTGTGCCCGTTCCAGTGAAACTGAGCACCACGTCCTCTGTATTGACTGTGATATCCGCAAAACGGTTCTTTCCTTTCATCAGTGTGTAGGTTTCCCCATTTGCTGTCATTTTGAGTCCCGCTGATCCCAGAACGCTCACGTATATTGTCGGAACGAACGGCATCTGATCCGGAACGATAGTGTACGTCTTTGTCTCTCCGGTCCTTACCGTGATTTCTGTACCCTCGTCTATGATCCCAGTCTCAAAATCAAACGAATCCCACAACCAGTCCTCTGTAGAATCCGCGACATTGTACTTGTACGGGTCAGCTTTCGGAATGGCCAATGTGAATGTGCCTATCTCCCTATTTCTGTCGTATCCCTGGATAGATGCTCTACCTGTCCAGTAGAACCCAGAGTCATTGTCGAAAATGACCTTGATTTCTCTGCCCTCTACAAGGTTCCTAAGATCTGATATAAAAATATCCCAGTTGTCTCTTGGTTTCTTACCGCCCAGCTCGATGCTGATCGGACGGTTTTTGAATATGCGGCGGCCCGTGATGGCTTCTGAGAAATCCAGAAAGCCATCCGCTCCAGGCACGTCCACATAATAGTTTTCCTGTTCCACATCTCCATTATAATCATTGTTTCCTATAGCCAGTCCCCAGTCATTCAGAGTGTGGAATCTTTCGCCGGTGGCCACGATCTCAATCGTGGCTCCGTTTGTAATTGCGTCCATTATAGGAATCCTCCCTCCTCTGCCAGGATACCCAGCTCTCTATCCATATCTCTTGCCAGTTTCGCTGCTACACCTCCGGTATCCCATTCGATGTTTAAGCTCTTGGCCAGGTA